GGTCTTTATCAGCACTTGCAGGTTCAGGCCATGGTGTTCATGATTTTCATAAAAATATTACAGAAAATCAATCTTGCGAACACGCAAAACTAAAAGCAACAAAAGACTTAATAGAAAATGAATTAGGGGTTTATATTAGTGTAAACAATATCATGTCATGCATCAATGACAACTGTGAGTTTAATTCATTCAAATGGATATTTTATCCTGCACTAGTTACAAATTTAAAATTCAATACTGTGATCACAGAGTTTGATGGTGAAAGAATGTGTGAAGCATTTGTTGAAGGTGATGTTAAGGATCTAAAAGAACACTATCAATATGATCATGACTTCAGTGTCATAATGTCTCAAAGCGGAATATATCATGATAATGATTATATGGAGATAGAGATCTATGGCAGGAGCAAACAGTTTTACAAAATCTTTTTGGTAAACAAAGATGCCAAAATGATTTATCCAAATGACTTTCAGGATGAAGGTAACGACTCTTTTATCACAGTGCCTAATTCACTTTACACATTAAGAGTACAAAAGGAACAGAATCCTAATTCTTTGATTGTGGTTGTAAGCAGTCAAGAACCTTTTGGTATGGGTAAAGCATATAACTTTGAAGATTTCACAGAAACACTCATGTATTTAAAAAGTGAAGGTTATCGTTTACGAATGTATAATTTTGTAGTAAAATAACATTGTGATGACACTAGAACAGTATTTGAAAAAGATTCCAGACTTCAAAGGTGCCAATTGGTTGATCAGAGTGCCAATAGGCGTTGTGTTTATTTTACAAGGTTTACAGAAACTGCCTGTTGATGTTGCAGATGCTGAAGCATTTGGATTACCAATGTCAGTATGGTTCTTTGTTGCTTGGGGAGAATTGTTTGCCGGTATAGGTTTGCTTGTAGGCGGATTAACCATCGCTCTCAAAGACGGAGTAGGCGATATGCTAACAAGGTTTAGTGGCATAGTCATCTGCGGAATAATGACAGGTGTAATATTGATCAGTGAACCGGAAAGTATTATGTATGTAATCTTGTATGAACACTTTCATTTAATGTTGTATACTGGAGGTTTGTTTTTTGCACTGAGAGGCAACAGGGTAAAATGAAAGAATATAAACTTTCCATTAAGATAGGCGACAAGATAGAAGTAGGTCGTTTCAGAAATGTTTCAACCACAATAAAAGGAATAGAACTTGACGAGCATAATCAACCTGTTATAATAACAAGTAAGGGCAGTAAAAAATTATTAACCTGCAGAATAAACAAGTTGGCCAAAACAGGAAAACAAATACTGAAAGAAGCCAAAAAGAAAAAGAAAGCAAAAAAATAATGCCACATTACAGTACAAAAACATATGGACACAACATAGGACTTGCTTGTGTGTTTAGACAACCAAATGCAGATCATTCACATTGTCATCTACTGCATGGATACAGTCTTGCATTTACATTCAAGTTTGGTTGTAAAGAATTAGATAATAAAAATTGGGCAGTCGACTTTGGTGGATTAAAGCCTTTGAAGAAGTGGTTGGAAGATCATTTTGATCATAAAACTGCACTAGACATCAATGATCCACACATGGATAAGTTCAGAGAACTTGAAGAATTGGATCTTGTGGATATTGTAACATTTGATGGTGTGGGTGCAGAAAAGTTTGCCGAACACGCCTTTAACTTTGCAGATGATCTGATTAAAAAAGCAACAGATGGTAGATGCTATTGTGTGTCAGTCGAATGTGCCGAACATGGTGCAAATTCGGCCATATATACTTTATCACATGGTACAACTATTACAGGTGCTTTTAATGAATGATCATAACTTATAGAAATCCACTAGACCTTAACGACACTTTAGAAGTCCACTTTGCCACTTACAGAAATCAGTTTTTTGAAAGATGGAAGACTGAACTGATCAAACTAATCAAAGAAGATTACCATTTAGAAAAAAATTACTGCTTTATGGGTTTTGCAGATTCGCCACGTAATATTGATTATTTGTGTGAACAAATAAATGAGTCTATAGGGGTGATTAATCGCTTTAATAGGTCTCATACTTGGGGTAATGCAGGACTTGAACCATATGCCATACAAGATCATTTTGACTGCGATACTGTGATGTATTCTGCGGATTTACCTACAGGATCTTGCCCAGATGGTAATGAATCGAGCAAACCTGGTCTGCGTATCAAACATGACGCAATGAATAGATTACATAGATATTTTGAAGATCTGCAGGGTGAAGCATGGAATCTTAGTCCTTACTACAAGACAGCAGATCACGAAACCAAATATGCAATCAGGCAGTTGAATGATCTTTGTCATGAACTTGAAAATTACATTCTCAGTTATAGGAAAAAAATTGTAGATCCTGCATGGCAACGACCCAGTCAAATAAACACTTGGTTACAGGCCCCTCGAGTAGATCTACATGAAGAAGATTACAAATTATTTCAACAAAATAAATTTGATAGACAGTGCGGGGGAATATATCTGCATTGGTCACAAGTAGGGAAGACACACATAGAAGTATTCAGAGATGAGGACGGCAAGGATATAGATCAAGCAACTTGTTCAACTATCAATGCTTTACGTTATTACTCAGGATGTTTCGATGTAGAATGGGGTAAAGATGTACAAGAAAGTGATGAGTATGCCACTTGGCATATGGAAGAACAAAAACAATTTCATACATGGCTGAGACGAAATGGATTCGATCCAGATGATCCTAAACTGTCTTTAGGCTTCATCAAATTGGCACAATGTAATCTTAAAAGATCTTTTGGCTCTGATGATCCACAAGTTGTGTGGAGCATTCTATCAAACTATCAGGATGTCTATAAAATAGAAATAGATGATGTTGTTGGCACCTTTGATTACACCTGGAGTCAGCCTGGTTACAAACAGATGCAAATAAACAAAATGATACCAGGCTACATACACTCATCCAAATCATAGATAAATAACCATAGTAACGCCATTTAGATGACGTCGGCAAAACAACTGACCTTCAAGTACGATTACAAGGAAAGAAAGTGGGCCAGGCCGTGTGCAAGTTCCTTGCTAACAATAACAAAAATGTTTATAATAAGATATGGAAGAACTGTTTGCAGTTTCAATGGGTATCATAGCAGGAATTATCACAGGTGTCGTGCCTGGAGCAGGAGTAACTGTGGCTATGGTAATTGCTACTCCTTTATTATTTGATTTCACTGTGCTTCAATTGTTATTGTTTTATATGGCATTGGCCAGCATGGTGCAATTTACAGGCACTATTCCTGCTGTACTGTTAGGTGTGCCCGGCGAAACAAACAGTTTACCGGCTGTGATAGAAGGTACTAAATTTACGAAGCACGGATATTCACAACTTGCGGTAGGTGTGTCAGCATTGGGAAGTGTATTGGGGAGCATTGTTTCAGTGTGTCTCACCTTTGCATTGATATCGTTGTTGATATCTCATGTGTCAATGTTTTTTGGAAACAACACAAAATTCTATCTTTATATTTTTGTCATTATATTTTGTATAATGGTGTATAATAAAAACAATATTCTACTGAATATTTTCTTGTGTGCTTTAGGATTTGCATTGAGCCTTCCGGGTGAAAGTGATATCAGTCCAGATATCAGATATACATTTGGCGTGACTGATCTTGAATATGGAGTCCCTTTGATCAGTGTGTTAATTGGATTCTTGGTTGTGCCTACTCTGTATAATCTTTATAGCAATACTCACACAACATCTTTGTTTCCAAATAGGCCTATTAAGTTTTCAAAGGTAGTAGTTTTGTTTGTTAGACATTTTCCTAGTTCAATTAGAGGTAGTGTGATTGGTTACCTATGTGGATTTGTGCCAGGAGTCAGCACAGTGCTATCAACCAATGTAAGTTATTCTGTAGAAAAAAAATTGCACCCATACAATCCAGGCAAACAATTAGTTGCGAGTGAAACAGCAAACAACTCAGGACAATTTGCAAGTATGCTTCCGCTGTTGCTCATTGGGATCCCAATCACAGGATCAGAAGTTGTGCTGTACAGTCTACTGATTGACGCAGGTTGGTCGCCCTTCCAGTTTAACAATACAGAACAGAATGCTGACTTAATTTTCCAACAATTAGTCCCATGGTTCGTGTTTGTAAATGTGTGTGGACTTTGTGTTGCTTGGCCTTTTGCAAAAAAGATTGTACAATTATTAACTGTTAAAAAAAATTATGTGATCTTCTTGCTGTTGTTGGGGATGATTTTGCTCAATACCTATATGGGCATACAGGATTATAGATTAGGTTTATACACTTGTTGTTTGTTTGTGTTTGGGTGTGTAGGACTATTATTAAGAAAACATGAACCAGTGCCTTTGATATTCTTATTCATACTAGGTAATGATATAGAAGGTGTGTTTATAAGACAAATGTTAATTTAGGAGGAACAAATATGAAATTAACAATATTAATTTTGAGTTTATTGTTTGTGAATACATCATTCGCAGACCATATAGACTCTATCACAATAATCAATAATGGCAAACCAGGAGGATCGTTCAATGCAAGAACTCAGTTGTACAAACAAGGATTGGAAGACAACGGATATCATGTGGATTATTTAGATGTTGGAAAAATTTCACAGGCAGTGAAAATGTTTAAAGAATCTACCGATCCAACTATAATGGTTTATGCTAACAATCAAGTCTTCAGACAAGACCTGTTTCACACAGATCAAAATTTTGTTTTGTTAGAATATCAACAACCTTTGTATATTTGCAGTGCAAACAAATCCTTTAGTGATCCAGTTACTGTCGCTCATGGCAAAGGTTATGATCCTGATCTCATTAGATCTTTATTAGGTGAAGACATTGTACTTGTGCCTTACAAAAACAGCGGAGCCATGTTGAAAGGAATGTTGGGCGGCGATGTTGACATGATGATTAACAATCAAGGCAAAAGTTTAACCTATATGGAATCAGGAGAAGGCAAGTGCGAAGCATCAGACAAACTGCCTACCATGCAAGCCACAGTGATAGCAAGGAACGTACACATACAAGAAATCAGAGAACTGTTGTTGCACATTACCCTTACTGATGATTTTGTCGATTATCATGGGTCAAGAAAACTACAAAGACCTTACACAACATTCAACAATCGTGAAACTGAATTAGATTATGTGAAAGAACTTGAAAGTCAATGGAAGTACTAAACCTTAAAGATAACACAATAGGCGATTATCATCGCAATCTCATGAGCTATTATGAACAGGTAAAGACTGAACAAGATAAGATGCACAACGATGTAAAACTGTTAGGAAATTTTGATGTACCTAACTTTGATTTAGATGCTCTTAATGTGCAGGACAGGACGATCCTTAGAGACAGAGATTGGGGCAGTAAGGCAGACTGGCGTGATTACATGATGAGCCATGGATACAATAAAAGCAACACAAAATTAGAGATGGTTGAAATGCAAGACTTGCCTACAGCATTATTAGATGTGTGTAATACCTTTGACATGCAGTTGCCCAACTTCACTATGAATATACAATCTCCTGGATCTGTTGTGCCTGCACACGAAGATACTTGGTACAAATGGTGTGATCGATATCCAAATGAAATGGAACAGCACACATTCTACGATACAAAATTTTACATTTGGTTTTTATCAGATCGTGATGTTGGTCATGCTTTTCAGTGTGGACACACTGACATCAATTGGAAACGTGGGGATTTGATAGAAATGCCTTTCTACGCCAGACATGCCACTTCAAACGCAGGATATACAGACAAACTGTTGATACAATGTTTGGGAATTAAACAACATTGACACAATCGATATATGTGTTACAATAAGACATGAACAAACGTATTGGTTTCTGCTGTCAATGGTTTCACTATGATCAGACACTTAAGAAAAAACAACTAGAAGAATTCCAACGCCCTTTCAATACGAGGTCAACAACTGTCCGTTGGCTCAACGAACACAAAGAAGAAGCAGAAGACAAATTGCAATTTGTGTTTCATCACAACATACAAGCAATTAAAAATCTTATTACGAAAGTAGGTGAACTGCCTGTAGAACGTAGAATGTGCAGAATATCATCTCCTATACTACCAGTGGCAACACAGATAGATTGGAAATACTATTGGGACAAGCCTGATGTGATAGCATACTGCGAAAAACACTTTGCTGAATGTGGTGAACTTGCAAGAACAAAGGATGTAAAAATATCATTCCATCCTGGGCAATTTACTGTGTTGGCTTCAGAAACTCCTGACATTGTAGAACGTAGCATAGAAGAATTTGAATATCATGCGTCAATGGCTCGCATGATGGGTTTTGGTAAATCATTTCAAGATGGTTGCAAAATTAATGTACATATATCAGGTAGACAAGGCCCAGAAGGCATTCGTAAAGCATTGCCTCGACTGTCACCTGAAGCAAGAAATCTTATCACCATCGAGAATGATGAAATGGGTTGGGGCCTTGACGCTTCCTTGGAACTTGAAAAAGATCTTGCCCTTGTAATGGATATTCATCATCATTGGATCAGAGACGAAGAATACATAGATTCAAATGATGATAGAGTAAAACGTGTGAGAGATTCGTGGCGTGGTGTTAGACCTACCATGCATTACTCTTATTCACGTGACGAACATCTAGCAGTTGCCGAACTAGGTGATCGAACACACACTGAGATGCACAACATCCAGGACTTATTGGCACGCGGTTGTAAAAAACAGAAACTTAGAGCACATTCTGACTATTTGCCCAATGCAAAAGTTAATGACTGGGCACTGAGTTTCTTAGACATGTTCGATATACAAGTAGAAGCAAAGGCCAAAAACCTTGCTTCCGAACAGTTATACAACCAGTATTTGGCGTTATAAGTACATTTTTGTAAATAAACAAGGAGAATGATTATGTCTATTTGGACTTGGCTATTAGGCGACAAAGCAGAAGCAACTACACCTGCAAAGAAAAAAGCAGTAAAAGTTACTGCTAAAAAGAAAAAGAAAAAAGTCGCTAAGAAAAAGAAAAAAGCCACAAAGAAAAAGAAAAAGTAAATTATGAAGATAGACCATGTGCTGTTTAAAGAATGCCCGAGAACAAAAGCCAAGGTCTGTGAATGTGATAGTGTTACCAGTTTATCAGAAGCAAATGAAACTGTAAATGCAACATCTGAACTGATACACTCAGACACTGTCAAAGGCACAATCAAGTTTACACAACAACCAGGTGGTCCAACTGTGATCACTGGAGAAATAACAGGTGTTGAACCTGGGGAGCATGGATTCCACATACATGAATTTGGAGACTTGTCCGGAGGATGTGACACTGCTGGTGCACATTACAATCCGGACAATGTTGATCATGGAGATCTAGAAGAAGGTCATGTTGGCGATCTAGGCAATGTCACTGCTAATGAAGAGGGAGTGGTAACATTGGACATATCTGCTTCTAGGGTTGACCTAAGTGGAGACCGTAGTGTGGTTGGTAGATCCATAATAATACACTCGGACAGAGACGATCTAGGCCTGGGTGGCGATGCTGAATCAATCAAAACTGGTAACGCCGGCGAAAGATTGGCTTGTGGAGTGATTGTTCTTTCATAAATTTTGTGTTATAATACAGCATGATAGATAGAGAACATTACGAAAAAGAATATCCTAATATAACTGAACAACTTCACAAAGTGTACGATCCAGAGATTCCTGTTGACGTGTTTGAACTTGGATTAATTTATGATGTTCAGATCAATGAAGACAAGTCAGCTGATGTTGTAATGACATTGACCAGTCCTAACTGCCCAGTGGCGGGAGAACTACCATCATGGGTCCAAGAAGCAGTTGCTAATGCAGGATACTCTCCTGTAAGAATGCAACTTACATTTGACCCACCATGGGAAATGTCATTCATGAGCGATGATGCACGTTTATTAATGGGGATGTAAATACAGTTATGATTGAATTGACTGAAAATGCTATAACACATTTGAAAACTCTTACTGAAAAAAATAAGAAAAATTATGTGCGACTATCAGTAAAAGGCGGTGGGTGTGCTGGCTTCGAATACGACTGGACATTTGAAGATGAAGAAGGTTATAAAAGAGATGATGTACTGATTGAAGACCTTTTGTTGATTGATAGGATGTTTGAATTTTATATGTTAGGCATGACCTTAGATTACAAAGAAGAAATTTTTGGTTCTCAGTTTGTATTTGACAATCCACAAGCATCAAATAGTTGTGGTTGTGGCACATCATTTGCTGTCCAGCAGTAAATAATATTATGTATGATTTAATGGGTGCAATAGTGTCGGTATGGTTAGTTACCGTGACAGTTGAATTTGTAGAAATTGATCAACACTATTCTACATACAATCAAACCTTGACTTTTAGATCAGAACAACAATGCGAAACAGTTTTAAGTGGTGGTAGCGAATACTTTGAAAAATCTTTCAAAGATTATTGGAGCACTGACAAATCAGAATTAAGTGAATACACCATAGAAAAATTTAGTCTAAACTGCATAGAATGGTATTTGGCTACAGATGGAGAATGGTATATGGTTGGGCAAGAACCTACAATTACAATTTGATCTCTGTAGAACTTGCATCAATGTTCCAAATTTTACGCATTTCAACACCTACTTTTTGAGCATACTTTTTTACATCACACTTCGAGCACACATGGTGAAAATTGTTTGAAGCTCTAGCCGGAGTCACCTTGCTTTTGTCACGCACAAACTCTGTGCCACATGCATCACACTTAAAATGATAAGCAGAACGTCTACGTTTGAAATTGTGTACTTTACCCAGTTTACTTTCTCGTTGATGTAGGTGTATCTGTGTGGTTTGTTTGATGAACATCTTACATTAGGTTTATAGAAATATTTATTAAATACATTTCGTCAACACCAAAGGAGAACACAATAATGGCAAAACAAACAATAGGGATAGGATCAGCGGCCAATGACGGTACTGGTGATCCATTAAGAACGGCATTTGATAAGATCAATGACAACTTTGATGAAATATACACAGAACTAGGTGGCTCATCGCTATCAAGTTTATCACTTTCAGGCAACGCACTTATATCAGATGTAACAAACGAAAATATTAATATTACACCAAATGGCACAGGCATGGTGATAATCAATTCTAATCTAGAAGTAAAAGGCACAACCACAGAAATAAATGCTACAACATTAGAAATAGGCGACAACTTAATTGAATTAAACAAAGACAACTCCGGCGGTGCTGACGAAGATGCTGGAATATACATACAACGTGGATCTGCAGGAAACAATGCGGCGTTATATTGGAACGAGGGTGATGACAAATTCAAAGCAGTATTGACAACATCCGTTGGTACTGCAACAGCAATAGTAGATTCTTCTACAGCAACTATTGTAGCCAATGTCGAGGGCGACCTTACTGGTGACACTGTAGACATAAACATTATCAAATCAACTGACTCTTCAAATATAAGAATACAAGAAGCAGTTGAAATCAGTGGTGCAGTTGTAGGCGGAAGCACAGCCAACTTCACAGGTGCTGTTACATCAGGTGGTACTTTGACTGGTACTTCACTGACTTGCGGTGATGCTGTATTGACTGAAGCAGAACTTGAGACTATAGACACAATCACAGCAGGAACAGTGGCAGCTTCTAAAGCAGTGGTTGTTGATGCTTCAAAAGATGTTACTGGATTTAACGATATTACAGCAACAGGAACTGTAACAGGCAAAATTGGTGACTTTGAATCAATACAATCAACTGACTCAACTGGTGTTACAATCAATGATAACCTGGTTCTCAACGGCACAATCAAAGCAGAAGGTTCAGACCGTGTGAACATAGCAGATGGATTGAATGTAAATGGTACTATCAGTGGAGACGTCTTAGATATCACAGAGATACAGTCAGCCGATTCAACAGCTATACAATTCACAGACAGTATCAATATTGCAGGTTCAGTATCAGCAATATCACTAGATGTAGACTTAATCAAAAACGGAGATTCATCAGCAGTTAAAATTGATGATGGTCTTGAACTTGTTGGTGTTGCAAACGTCACAGGCGATATTGTGCATACAACAGGAATAACACAACTTAGTGTAGAAACAGTGTCAGGTGACTCTGCTGGTACAGATGCGATTGCTGTGACCACTGATATTACTTTCTTGGATATGAGTTCAGGTGGTATGACACTATCGATAGCAGACGGTGTAGATGGTCAAATCAAATACATTATTTGTAACCAAATAGGTACAGTTGCAGGTGGTGGTAATGCTACACCAGCTATTCTTGGCAATACCAACGGAAACTGGACAACACAAATTAGATGGGATGCTGTGGGCGAAGCGGCAACTTTGATATTTGATGCACAAACAGGCAAATGGAACATTGTTGGTTCGCAGGGTGTTACAATAACTTAATTTTGCATTAAAACACATGCAAGAGATAAAACTGTATTTCCTAGTGTTTATATTGGTCATTTTGTACATGTGGTCTAATTCCCTACATTAATTTACTTAAATACTACAAATGGCAAAACCCACATGGATAACAGATGCCGGTTCTCTGGGCAGTATTAGTGAAGGCGTATTCTATTCGCAGGCAATCGAAGCCACTGATGCGGATGGTGATACTGTAAAATACACATTCCATTCTGGTAAATTACCTGCGGGCATACAGATAAAGTCAACAGGATTTATAGAAGGCATACCAACAGAGGTTGCTGAAAGAACAGAATCAACCTTTGTGGTGAGAGCCACAGCAGGTAATGATGTAGCTGATAGAACTTTTACTCTGTTTGTAGATGGTGATGATGCTCCTACATGGATCACTGGGGCTGGACAAATAGCAAACTTGTTCGATGGTACTTTCTTAAACTTGCAGTTACAAGCTGTAGACACAGACAACGATATCAAAAGTTACAGAGTCATAGATGGACAACTGCCACCAGGAATTGACCTACTTGAAGAGTCCGGAGTCTTGAGAGGCGTTAGTCAACCTGTACCTGCATCATTGTTTGATTCTACACAGGTAGGTTGGGACGGAGTAGAATGGGACGAAACCCAACTTTGGGATTTCACTTTAAGTTTGTCATCCATCAATAAACTTTACGAATTTACAGTGAGAGTTTCAGACGGTGTGTCCTTTGCTGATAGAAAATTCTCAATAGCAGTCACCGGCGCGGGACAAAAAACTGATAGTGATTTGTTACGGGCAGACACTACCATACACAGTGCTGATGCATCAGACGGCATTAGACCATTACACTTTATTACTGAACCTGACTTGGGAGACTTCTATCATGAGGACTATTATATCATTACAATAGACACAGTTGATCCAGATGGTAATCTAGGGACTGCTGGAGATATCAATATCTACTATGCAAAGACTAGTGGAACACTGCCTCCAGGATTAGAAATCGATTATTTTAGTGGTGAAATATTTGGATTAATACCTAGACAGACTACCCTAGAAGAAACTTATACTTTCACAATCGGCGCAACTAAAAGATCAGATTCAAGTTCTTTTATAGAACAAGTGTTTACTAGAGAATTTACCATGAGAGTACGAGGAGTAGGATGGGATGTAATATCGTTCAATGAAGTAGACAGGGAGGTGAATTTATAATGGCAAATATTAAATTAGGATCTATTTCACCTTACAAAGTATCAGTGTTCTCGGTTGGTGCAAGTACATCAAATAATCTGCCTATCAACTATTCTTACAGAACAGGTAGATTACCTCCGGGTCTAAGACTGGAGCCAGATGGCGAAATCACAGGCAAACTTAAAAATCAGTTGTTTAGTTTTGATAATCTTGATACAACTTTTGATGATAATCTAACAACAGTCGATAAAGATTTTAATTTTGTTGTTAGAGCATCTGCCCAATCAGGTCAACTAGTAAGAGATCAAACTTACACCATATCGGCCCAAAGAAGAACCAAAGATGAAGTTGCCAACATGTACGGAAATTTATATGTGCCGGATGTATCTCGCACAGATTTTTTAAACTTCATTACCACAAACAAATTGTTTATTAACGATGGTCGATACAGAGATCAAGACAGGAACTTCAACACACATACTTACAACTTCAGTGTGTTATTCCTTGCTGGTGTACATCTTAAATCACTAGGAACAATTTTAAATTTTATGGTCAAAAACAATTATACCGTAAAATTAATTCCTGGAGAATTTAAGTTTGCAAAAGCAAAAGGTCCTGCAGGTAATACAATTTATGAAGTTGTGTATGCAGAATTATATGATGCCAACACCGGTGCTGATAATTCTATTACATTCACTAATCAATATCTTCCAAATATTACTATACGTTTCAATGCTTCTACAATGCAATTAACTGCTGACGATCCATTACCACTTCCAGGCACAGAAGAAAATGAAATATTCACAAACTCAATAAGGAATATGCAAAACGAACTGAAGTCAGGATTGACTGTTGAGAACTTTGAATATCTTCCGTTGTGGATGAAATCTGCACAAGATGACGGGTTGGTGCTAGGTCATAAAAATGTATTGCCTATTAGATATTGTAAATCTGGAGAAGCTGAAAAAATATTATATAGAATTAAAAATGAATCTGAATATGATATCAGATCTTTGCCTATTGAATTTGACAGATGGGTAATAGATAATAATATTGGTACATCCTTTGATGATACAAATAATAGTGTTACAGCAGTTGGCGATGGTTCCACAGTTTTATTTGATGGTCCTAAATCTGTAGCAACTAATAACGCATTAATTGTAACGGTCAACGGACAAAGATTAACAAACACTGAATTTACAGCTACAGGACAGAGCGTAGAAGTAAACACTGCACCTTTGGATGGAGCATCTGTTGTGATTGCACTTAAACCTACAACATTTACAGGTGGTGCTGAATGCACATTAGATGCAAGTGCAACTGTAACAACTTTTGACGGAGATGGCACAAGATTTTTGAATTTGGGAGTAACATTTGATAGAGGATCTGTTCTAGATAAACAATTATTGATGCAAAGAAGGTCCGTTACAGATAGAATTACGCATGTATCAGATCAACCAGAATTAGTTAGAACAAGGTAATAAATAACAATATGGCAACAGCAATCACAGTAGCAAACATTGACGGAGCATTTCCAGTAGCAGGTCAGGATAATGATTCACAAGGCTTTAGAGATAATTTTTCTCAAATTAAAACCCAACTTACAACAGCGGGTACAGAAATTACTGCATTACAAACAAATAGTGCTGTAACTAACGCAGACACTGACTTCAACGGACATGATCAATCAGAACTAGTATTAAAAGATTGGGGTCAAAAAGTTGTAGCTAAAGGTGCAGTATCTGGCTCTGTTGCTTGTTCATTTGCAGATGGCAATGTTACAACGGCAACAACATCAGGAAACTTAACATTAACATTTACAAACTTCCCAACTGATGATTCAGGCACAAATGTTTACGCAACAATGAAGATGTTAGTTACTAAAGCAAATTCAACACATACAATTACATTAACTGGCGTGACATTTCCAAATGATGAAGATCAAGATGTTGGCGATTCATCATCTGTATCAACAGATTTTCCAGAAAGAAAAGGTGTTTATGTGTTTGATATATTTTCAGTCGATGGCGGCACAACCAAATACATTTCCAAAATACTAGAATACACTTCAGCTACGTAATTAAATATCTATTATGTTTAATCCACACATGGAACCAAAGTCTCTCACAGATGACCAGTTGGAAACACGCCTTAAAGATGTTACAATAAAGTTGAATCAAGCGGCAAGAATGAACAATCAAAATATGTATCAACAATTGATTGCAATTCAAAACACACTACAACTTGAAGAACAAGAAAGAAAAATGCGTAAAGCCAAACAAGACAAAGACGATGATAATTCGCAATTCGATGGATTAATTAATGTTAAATGATGATGGCATAAGTTGGAAAACTAGATTTACCAACACCATGTATTTGCAAAACAAGTTATGGCCTAATGATGTGTCGATCAATATACACATGTTGCCAATCACAAATGGTCCTCAATCACAGCATGTGACGTTTCAAAAAATAAAGTATGTGTTTGGTAAAACATTACAAAATTCATTGTTTGTACAGAATGATGTTAATCTTTATAAATCATTCAGTGTGTTTGAAAATGACGTGATAGACTTCTTTGACACACCAGTTGATCAAGTGATTGGAGTTACTCTGTTAGCAAAACTAGATGCTATAGGCGGTAAAAGTATGAATGTTGATGCATTGGAAATAGAATCATGGCAAGGCGAAAATTTACGATTTATGATTACCACAGATTCGCCAGAATGGAAATTGTTACAAACTTGTGGTATTAAAGATCCATGGTGGCATGATGACACACCAAGGTTCTCTAATTTTACCAAAGAGCCGTTGACATGGGACGATATTGGCTTTACAATAAAAGAACATGAAGGATTCAAAGTTATTCAAGGAGGTTAGATATGATTACTGATGCATTTGGTAATTGTTCTTTTTCTACACGTGAAGTGATTGAATTACTGTACAGTGGCGAACCTGTTGATCAGTTGGTGTTAGGTGACTCAACAGAAGCCAGTCTACACACTACCCATGCCAAACATTTTGAAGTAGATGCATTAGCACAGCCAATGTTGATAGATATTCCTGTAGATCAATATCATGAATTACTGTCCGGCACATGGATAATGCCTGAGCAGTATAGAAGTATGGATATCGAACTGTATTTGACAGGACAAATGTCGCAACGCAAAATGATTGATGATGCATATATTGATAGGCTAGCAATTGAATTAGACGAATATACACAAAGGAACATGATGCACATACTAAAATATTTGATTTACATGATGGATGTGTGTAAACAAAACAACATAGTTACTGGTATTGGTCGAGGTTCGAGTGTGAGCAGTTTGGTTCTCTATTTGATAGGTACCCATCACATAGACCCTATTAAATACAATTTAAGTTACAAAGAGTTTTTACGTTAGGAGTAAAACAACATGGCAAGAAGACAACAAGGAAAAACACAACATTTTACCATGCAAGGTAAACCTATTGATTTTGATGCTCTAAGAGCTAAAAATGAAAAAACAATAGCAGTAGGTAACGCAGGTGTTAATGCACGTGGCGACCAAATAGGTGCTGGTGGAAAAATAGTTAAAAAAAGAGACGAAAAATAATCTTGACACACTGTCTATAATTTCATAATATTATAATATGGCATTTGGAGAATCAGTATCAGTATTTCATAAAATCAAAGGCACAATCACACCATTAAAGAAACGTGTGCTGGTGTCGGACATGCACTTTGGTATGACTAAAACTAAAGGCGGAATCATACTGCAAGATGATGACGGATCTGCAGACGGTGTACATCCACGTTGGGCCAAAGTATATGCTATTGGAAAAGATCAAGAAGATGTCAAAGTAGGACAATGGGTATTGATAGCACATGGACGTTGGACAAGATATATTAAACTGGAAGATGACACAGAAGTAAGAATGATAGACGAACATGATATCTTGCTAGTGTCTGACAAAGAGCCTGATCACAACAGAGTACATGCAGGTTATCATAATCAAGGTGGAGCAAAACAAATGACTGCCCTGCCAGGCAATGATTAATCATTTGCAAATTAAAAACAAATCAAGTATAATAGTTTTATGGACACACTTTGGGTAGAGAAGTATAGGCCAAACACATTAGAAGGTTATGTGTTTCGTGATCAAAATCAAAAAACACAGGTTGAACAATGGATAAAGTCTAAGACTATTCCACATCTGTTGTTTTCAGGTGCTCCAGGCGTTGGCAAAACTACATTGGCCAAAATACTGTTGAACACACTGGATGTTATAGGCACAGACATACTTGAAATAAATGCATCACGTGAAAACTCCGTAGATGTAATTCGTGACAAGATCACAAACTTTGTACAAACAATGCCTTTTGGAGAATTCAAAGTTGTGTTGTTAGATGAAGCAGATTATATTTCACCTAATGGTCAAGCGGCCTTGCGTGGGGTGATGGAAATGTATCATCAGTCTGCAAGATTTATTTTAACTTGCAATTATCCCAACAGAGTAATTCCTGCACTGCATTCAAGATGTCAAGGGTTTCATATTGAGAAAGTAGACAAAACAGAATTCACAGCAAGAGTGGCAGAGATATTGATTGCTGAAGGCGTAGAACCTGACTTGGATATCTTAGACACTTATGTGAAAGCAACATATCCTGATTTGCGTAAATGCATTAATACAGTGCAAATGAATTCTGCAGAAGGACAACTACAAGCACCTAACACCGCAGATACTGGCACACAAGATTATAGAATAGAAATGGTAGACTTGTTCAAAGCAGGCAAGATCACAGAAGCAAGGAAACTGTTGTGTTCACAAGCACGTCCAGAAGAGATGGAAGATATCTACAAATGGATGTATGACAATGTTGAGATATTTGGCAACTCAGAAGACCAACAAGACGAAGCTATACTTGTAATTAAACAAGGACTGGTCGATCATTCATTTGTTGCAGAAGCAGAAATTAATTTGTCTGCTACACTGATCAAACTTGCAAGACTATAAATTACTCTCCATAAATCGACAAGGCTTCTGTAACTGCATGATGTCTTTGAATATCTTCCCCATACAGTTGCACATCAAAAATATATCTAGACTCTACTGCTTTTAATTTTGTTAAAAAGTCTTTCATACCATTTTCTTTGCCTCTGTCAGTCTGACCCAAGTCACCAGTAATAACCAATTTAGATCCTTCGCCTATTCTTGTAAGGAGCATCTTGAATTGATTCACCGTTGTATTCTGCATTTCGTCTGCTATAATGTAGCAATTTTCAAAGGTTCTACCTCGCATGAATGCCAAGGGTGCTACTTCGATTTGTTCGTCATTTACCATCCTCTTAACGCGATTAACAGTGTAATTTTTATGGAAGATATCATATAGAGGTCGAGTCCACGGTTCCATCTTTTTATTCAAAGTGCCTGGCAGAAATCCAATGTCTTCATCTGCACCTACCACAGGACGAGTAACCACAATCTTTTGAATTTTTTGTAGTTTCATTAAATCGATACCATTCTGTGTTGCCAACAGGGTTTTGCCACAGCCTGCAGGGCCATGGGCAATCACAATCGACTTAGAATCATCAGCCAGCATTTCCCAGTATTTTTTCTGGTTTGCGGTGCGTGGTCTGATTTCGTTAATGTATTCGTCTCTTAGTTCATTGAAGGATAGGACAGTCTTATGTTTCATAGATGTTCTCCGTTTAAAATTTTGTTTGAGTTTAAGTTTTGCTGAACGCACAAAAATACTTAACGTCCTATAAACTTTGTAAAGTGCAGTGTTAATTGTTGAAATGATATACAGCCGGAGTTTTAACGCCTAGATCTAATTTTCTTATCATGCTGTGATGATATTTTATCATGTCGTAATCCTGATGTTTTACTTGTCCTGTTCGTGGTTTGAATTGCCATTTGTCAATACAGTGCCAACCATCTTTAATTTGTGTTTCTGCAGGCCAATCATGTAAATTTTCCTTACCCATTAATTGGTCAATTTGTTGTATTGTATCATAAGAAATGTGTTCGTAATGATTATGTAAATCTCTTTCAGACAGCATTTTGTTATCTCTTCTTTCCGGACTGCATGGCAATATTCGTTGATCTAAAGTGGCATGTATTCTTGGGTGTTGTATAATTGTGTCTTCATGTGTCCAACTGCCGGCTACAACTTCATGTTTGCCTGTGTAACCGCGATTATAAGTTACTACTCCACTAGAGTACTTTATCTTGTTAAAATTAAGTGATTGCTGTATTAGTAATTCTTGTGGCACATATTGTCTGTTTTGTAAGTCGCTTAAAGATATAGAAGCATCTAACCACCATTGCATCCAAATTAAATCGTGCCTTGACACAAATATTGGTTGCATGATTATATTTGTTGGCAGTGTGGCTCCATATACATATCTTGATGTTTGCTGTTGCCCATGATCAACTTTATAAAATACGTGTGGCTCTTTAGACTCAATCCAATTTTTAGGAATAGGTTTAACAATTCTACACTCAGGATCTAAAAAACATACACGTTCATTGTCATGATTGTTCCATGTCATGTAATCAACCATATCTTTTTGTATTTGGTGATTTATTGCACTATATGTGTGTTCACTGATGGTTACAATTTTCTCAAACTCATAACCAAATCTATTACAATCTTCAGCAAGGTCGTCAGAATAATAGTCTATAAAATCTTTAGTTCCGCAACATATAATCTTAAGTTGTTTGGTCATATATAAATTTTGCCATTAAGTGATTGTAGGCGTCCATGTATTGTGTGTCACCATCTTGTGGCTCAACTTCCACTTGTTTTTTTAATTCTTGTTCAACTGAACTGCCTCTTACATTACCCAGAGAATGTCTTGCGGCCCCAGGACGATCTACAAATCCTGCCTCCATGTGAGAATAAATGTGTCCATTTGGATCAATACATATTTTGATTTGTGGCGATTGTTTCGCAGTCAATTCTTTGTGTGTCACTTGCATTAATTTATTATCATTGCCATTCATAGCATCTTGTAAAGCATATCCATAATCAACAGTCACACCCATGGATTTAACACTTTCATCAAATTCAAGCAGAGCGTCTCTAACTTTGTTACGTTCTTGTATTTCGTATTGGAATGTAAAATCTTCTCTGAGAGACAAATTATCTATTCCACCTATATCTCTAATGTAATCTATGATACGACCAAGTTTTTCAAAGTTTTCTGGAATCAATACATAGTTCAAAAATAATTTTGTTCTGTCTGATCGTTTATTGTAACTAGTCAGGTTATCTTTTACTACTTGCCAACCTTTCTGATGTTTGGTTGTGGCAACATATTCTTCATGATCTAAGCCATACAATGATACTCTTATATGATGTAGTGAATTGACGTAGGGATTTTTGTTTAAAATTTTATCATTCAACATAAATCCGTTTGTTATCATTCGTGATCTGTATCCTTTATCATGTAAATCTTTTGTTATTTCATTGATGTACGGACTAGTCAACGGTTCTAATCCACCACTTATATTGATACGATCTAAATCTTTGCCATCGTCTTGTTGTATTATTTGACTGAAAATGTTTTGACTGCCTTTTACCACTGCATCGTAGTTTCGTCCACAAAACAGACAAGAAAACATACAACTTGTACCAGGATATATGTTAATCCTATAAGGATAACGATATTCACCACGTATGGCTGATTCCATTGCTCCACTCTGTATGACTGGTTCTAAAGTTTGCCAATAAGGAGTATTACGTAATTCTGTGCTGTAAAGATCCATTGTTTCAGTAGTTATTCGCTTGTTTACGGCTGTAAGATACATTTGATAAATATCACTATGATAGATACACTAGACATCTTACGCAATATCAAAAACATTTATGCTTCAGACAATGTGATTAGTTCACTAGTCAATTTAGAAAAAGTTTTAGATGACGTCAACATATATGCATACCAAAACTGGAGTAAAGGCGAACTTGTTGAAGGCCCTGTGGTAACAAAATATGACACCACTGCAACTTTTATGTGGGACATGAAAGAAATGCCAGATCCGGATGCAGGTAAACGTATTACCAATGTGGGCGGCCAAGTATCTTACAAAAAAGATATTAAATTGATTCCGAGAAAGATTAAAACTTATAGTGATTATAGACCTGGCACAAGAAAAGGCAAACTAGATGAAATGCCTGTTTGGTTGGTAAAAATCACTATTCCAAACACAGTGATAGAAGACTTCAATGCAGAAACTAAGATGACACAAACTGTGTCAGGCTCACAAGTTGATGACTTCCAATCACCACAAGACCAAGTAGAATTGTAATGAAGTCAATTAAGAATTTAGAAATGTACAACCATGTCAGTCCAGAAGTGGTAATTGATGCCTTTCAAGCAAAACTTGGTAGAGACGAAGATGTATCTGTAATACAGTTTCAATCAGACAACAAAGATGTAGCGGCTGACCTTGTTAGTTTTGTTGAGTCTGGCCATGACTATGTGTTAGATGCAGATTTTTCAGCGGCCAAAAACACACAAAAAATGTACAATATTTTTGTAGAACTTGAAAGATGCGATAGCCTTCCAAATAATATTATGGAACTAGTTCGTGACATGGAAAACGTAACAGGTATATTGCCATGGAAATTTAGATTTTACAAAAATGAAGAATTTTATAGTATGAATGAAGCAAACTTACTAAGCCTTGTTCCTACAAGTTCAGAGCAATACAAATTTTTAACTGACGACACAACAGACGAAGATATCAACACACTGTTCAAAGAATCAAAAGTCACAGTGAGACGATCAGGCAAAAATTTGACTATGAGTAAAATTTACAACAAACACAAATTTGTTTTAGAAGCAGTAAATGTACCAACTAAAAATGGAGTTTACAGAATAGACGAATCGTCTACAGCACAAACACAATATCTTAACAATTGGTTGGGTGGTGGATGGCACATTGTTAAAGTAGATGACCTTTTCAAAATATCTAAAGAAGACAAAAACATTATAATAAAAGCGGAGGACTTGTAATGCAGGCCAATTATGAAAAATGTTTGGAGGCAATACTTCATCACGAAGGAGGATATGTCAATCATCCTAAAGATCCAGGTGGTGAAACCAATCTTGGAGTTACCAAGAGAGTGTATCAAGAATGGGGCGGCACAAAGGACATGAAAGATTTATTAGTGGAAGATGTTGCACCAATCTATAAAAAAAATTACTGGCACAAGATTAAAGGCGATTCATTACCAGGCGGACTTGATCTATGTGTGTTTGATTTTGGAGTGAATGCTGGTCCAGGCAGGGCGGCAAAATATTTACAGGGACAAATAGGCACTATGGCTGACGGAGGTATTGGTCCTAATACTTTAGCAAAATTGGAAGAATATCTAAAATTTACTCCTGTTGAACAAGCAATTAAAACTTATCAAGAGTCTAGATTAGACTACTACAAACAACTATCAACATTTGAAACATTTGGCAGAGGATGGACACGCAGAGTAGAAGAAACTACTCAGATGGCGTTGAAACTTATCTAATGTTTGGCGGATTAAAAATTGCAATAATACTTGTTATACTTTCTGCCGCTGGAGGCGGATTTGTATATGTGAAAGGATTGCAGGCTGATCTTAAAGTATCAGAAGCAAACAATCAAAAACTACTTGATATCAAAGACGAACAAGATGCTGTGATTAAACAGATGAAAGCAGACTTTGAAGCCATAAACAAAGCAAAAGCAGATTTAGAAATTGCACTTGAAAATGCTGAGAAAGACAACAAAGAACTTGCAAGTAAATTTGCCAAATATGATATTGCACTATGGGGAATGGAAGATCCTGTTGCAACAGAAAAAACTATTAACAGAGCAGTGCGGCATGTAAACAGATGTATAGAACTTGCTAGTGGTTCAAAAGTAGTTGCTGACGATTTTTATAATAGGCAATGTAGAGAGTTAGTTAAAGACAAAATGAATCAAGCAGGAATTCCTTATGAAGCACCAGCAGAGGAAACAGTAGAATGAAAATATTATTAATAGGATTAATATCACTTGCCCTTGCATCATGCGGTTCTTTGCGTGGAGTAGACAGAATAGAAAGTGTTAAAGTGGCAGTTGCAAAAACACCATTAAATTTATCATCACCATCACCAATTGAAACAATGGATGTTGAATGGATTGTGATTAATGAAAACAATTACAAAGAAGTGTTCGATAAACTTACAGCAGACGGCAAAAAGCCTGTGTTGTTTGCCTTGACAGACAAAGGCTATCAAGCATTATCAATTAACTATGCTGATCTACGAAAACATATCCTTGCACAAGATCAAATCATAATACAATATAAAAACTACTACGAGCCAGAGAAAGATCAAGATAAGTAACATAGTATAATAAAAAGGAGCAAACTATGTGGGAAATGATATCAGAAATGGCAACTAACCGGTTGTGGATTTACACAGCATTAGTTGGTTCGTTATTTGGTTTAGCATTTTCAACCTACTTTAAAAGTACGAGAATAGGCCTTTGGATGTATGCTAAGTTCGATATGATTCTAGACTATCTTGTAGAACGTTGGGGACTAACATGGTTAGAACAACCTACGGACGCATGGAGAAAAAAATATCCTTACGTCACTAAGAAAATCGACGAATTAGAAAAACGAATCAAAAAATTGGAGAAAAAATAACATGATGGATTATATCAAAGCAAGAATGAAAGAATCATCTTCACTGGATGGTGCTGGTATTCTTATCGCTTGTGTATTAATAATTTTATTTGCCCCGTTCGCAAAAATTATTGCATACGCAGGTTTAGTGTATTCTGTTTGGAAGATACTAAAAAAAGACTCTTAAAAAATGAAGTTTGACACTATTGGCATCACTACAGAACACAAACTGGATGTTATAGTGTCAGACATCCCTCATTACGAAGCAAACAAATCAAAAATTATCGAACTCATAAACAAAGAGGTCGATCCACACAATAAAAGGACTAATCTTAAATGTCACATGACAAAATGGGACATGACTCTACATTCATCGTTTTCGATGATCAGTGACAAAGCCTGTGAATTAGCCACCAGTTACACCTTATTAAAGAAAGATCATAAGAGAGCATTTTCTGTAGGTGCGTTGTGGGGGGCAAGATACACTGACGATGAATATGCAAAAGAACATGATCATTATCCAGCACTATGGAGTGGCGTTGCTTTCATAGATTGCCCGGAAGGTTCTGGAGCATTGGTATTTCCAACCTGTGATTATACGCACAAACCAAAGAACGGACAAATGATATTAGTACCCAGTTATCTTAGACATTATGTAGAACCGTCTGCACTAGGTGTCCGCAGGTATATAGTAGCATATAACATTGTTCCAACTAAATATCTATAATGGCATACGAAGAACCAACAGCACCTAAACCAGACGCAGAAGTTGTAGTACCAGCTAGTGAGCAAGGCACAACAAAAAAAGTAAAATTGGATTTAGAAGTAGACACAAGTGTAAAAGATCTAGGCCCCAATCCATATGCAAGGATTATACACATGGCCAAGGCTGTTGACGCATGGCGTATTTTTCCAAGATTATTTTTGACTGTGTACATTATTCTATTATATAAAACTGTAATATGGTATATGGGACTCCCAGATCCAAGCATGGAACAATCAGGACTTATCAGTGTTGTGGTTGGAGCAGGTGCGGCATGGTTTGGATTGTACACCGGCACCAGCAAAAAATAATCCCCACTTGCAACATTGACAGATCATCATTATATAGTATACTATGAGCATGGATCCTTACAGCACTCTAGGTGTAGATAGAAATGCGTCTGACAAAGAAATAAAGACAGCATTCAAAAACTTAGCCAAACAGTACCATCCAGATCGTGGTGGGGATGAATCTAAGTTTAAGGATATAAACACTGCTTATAGTCAAATAAAAAATCAAGAAGCAAGACAACAGTATGAACAAGAACAAGTGTTCGGCGAGGGCGGGATGCAATTTGATTTTGGTGGTAGTGGTTTTGAAGGAATCTTTGAGCAATTTTTTGGCGGTAATCCTGGATTCAGAAGAAGAACTGTGCAAAAGAATCGGAACATACAAATAGCACTTGAAGTATCATTAGAAGAAGTATTCACTGGTACTAAAAAAGATATCAATATAGACCAACTAGGCAAAACTATTAAGATTGATATTCCAAGAAGTATATCATCAGGACAAACTGTGAGATACAGAGGTTTAGGTATGCAGGAATTTAAAAATTCTCAGCCTGGCGATTTGTTATGCAAAATATATGTTCAAGATCATCCATATTTTCAACGTGACGGGTTTAATCTGTATGCAGAACATTCGATCACCTGCTGGGACGCAATACAAGGAACATCTGTGAAAGTACAAACAATAGACGGAGGAAAAATTAGTTTAAAAGTGCCTGCTGGCACGCAACCAGGAACTGTAATGAAAATTGCCCAACATGGTCTTATGTCACCGTCAACAAGAATGGGCGATTTTTTTGTAAAGATAAATGTTAGTATACCATCCAATTTAATAGAGGAGGATTTAAATGTCATCAGAGACATCTCAAGAAAGTATTCTTAAGATAAATTTAGAAGGGCATGAAGCACTAAGACAAGTCATTCCTGAAACTGACCTGTCACAAGATTTAGAATATGATAAAATATCTGACCTCATGTACAGAACAATGAAAAAAGGTGACGGTCTGGGCCTAGCGGCTAACCAAGTTAGTGTTGGAATACGAATGTTTGTGATGTATGGAGATCTTACATTTATTAATCCAAAAATTATAGAAACATCAACTACCATGCAACTGGTCGAAGAAGGGTGTTTGTCGTTTCCTAATTTGTTTATGAAATTGCAACGTCCTGAATGGGCAGTGATGGAATATTATGATAAAAATTTACAAAAACAAGTTGACAGATTCGAACATATATGGGCACAATGTATACAACACGAAATAGAACATTTAGATGGAATATGTTTTGTTGATAAAGTCAGCAAAATGAAATTAGATTATTACAGAAAGAAACAAAGGAAGTTAAATGATCCAAGCAGACGATAAATTGAAACACATATTTGACGAAGCAGTTAAAATTGCTAGATCTCATTCGCACGAATATATCACACTGGAACATTTGCTATTTGTTCTATTGATACAACCAGATCTTGATGAACTGTTACACAGTAACAAAGATATTAATGTTGACCAAATGATGAACGATCTACAGGATCATATTGAAAATGGATTGAATGAAATTAAAAGCAAGGAAGAAGTGTATCCAAAAAGGACACAATCTACAGAGCGTACAGTAAACAGAGCATTCACATCTGCAATATTTTCAGGTAAAGAATATGTGGATTGCTTTCAACTTGTATTGAGCATATTCGGAGAAAAAAATTCACATGCATTGTTTTTTATGTTAAAAAATGGACTTACTAAAAAAACTGTTGTTGACCACATGACAGAAGTTGGTACTGATGTACCTGATGAAACACAGGTGAATCAAAAACAAGCGGCCAAAATACTAAAAAATTACACAGTTGATTTAAACGAACAAGCAAAACAAAATAAAACATTTCATTGTATTGGTCGACAAGATGTAGTAGATGAAATTGTGTTAGTGTTAGGAAGAAAAACAAAGAACAATGTTATCATGATAGGAGATCCAGGAGTAGGTAAAACTGCTATCGCAGAAGGATTAGCACACATGATAGTTGAAAACAAAGTGCCAGATGTTATTAAAGATCATACTATATTTTCTGTTGATGTTGGTTCATTAATTGCTGGATCAAAGTACAGAGGAGACTTTGAAGAACGTTTGAAAATATTATTATCAGTATTAGAAAAGAATGACAAAGCAATTATGTTTATTGATGAAGCACACATGATGCATGGTGCAGGAGCAGGCGGCCAAGGTGGTGTTGATCTTGCAAACTTATTGAAACCAGCACTTGCAAGAGGAGATTTAAAAGTTATTGCTTCAACCACGTGGGAAGAATACAGAAAGCATTTTGAAAAAGACAGGGCATTAATGCGTAGATTTGGCAAAGTGAATATTGAAGAACCTAGTGTTGAACACGCAAAACAAATAATGTCAGGACTCAAAGAACAATTTGAAGATTATCATAAAGTAGAAATCACATCAGATGCAATAGATGCCACAGTAGATCTATCGGTCAAACATATTACAGACAGACAACTGCCTGACAAATCAATTGACGTATTAGACCGTGCTTGTTCTAAAGCAAAAATATTTGATGCTTTTAAAGATGTAGATATTAAAGATGTGCAGAAACAAGTTGCACAAATTTCAGGTGTGAAGTTTGAATCGATTGAACAAACAAAAACAGCCAGTATAGAAAATTTAGGTGAAACAGTCAAAACACAAGTGTTCGGACAAGACACTGTGATAGACAAATTGGTTGATACTGTGATTGTTGCTCAAGCAGGACTAAAGCAGGAAAACAAACCTATAGGATCTTTCCTTGCTGTTGGACCAACTGGTTGTGGAAAAACAGAAACTGCAAGGCAACTTGCTGATGGATTACACCTAACATTAGTCAAGTTTGATATGAGTGAATATCAAGAAAAACATTCTGTTGCTAAATTAATAGGATCGCCTCCAGGTTATGTAGGCTATGATGATGGCAACGCAGGACAACTTGTTAATGAATTAGAAAAACATCCTAACGCAGTCATACTGTTTGATGAGGTTGAGAAAGCACATAAAGATGTAATGACAATATTATTGCAGGCAATGGATGACGCTGTGATTACAGCATCTAATGGCAAGAAAGTGAGACTCAATAACTCAATCATAATAATGACTTCGAACTTGGGTGCTCAGGATATGCAGGCCAACACATTAGGATTCACTGAGAACAATGTGCATGACGGAGAGATTGATATTAAAAATTATTTTGCACCAGAATTTAGAAATAGGTTGGACGCTGTGCTGAGATTTAAGCCATTAGAAAAAAAGGTAATGGCCAGTATTGTAGACAAATTTATTGCACAATTAAATGATCAGATGACAGATAAAAATATTAGTGTTAAACTATCCAAACAAGCAAAACAACAACTGCAAGAAGAAGGATTTGATGCTAAAATGGGTGCAAGACCACTGCAAAGAGTAATAAGCACAAGAATAAAACTACCTTTAAGTAAGAAGATACTTTTTGACAGTATTGCAAACCAAAAACTTACAGTTGATTACAGTAAAGACTCAGACGAGTTTACAATAAACTAGGAGATACATGAAAACAAATATTGTGAAATACATGATAGAGCACAACTATCTAAAAAAGAATGCCATGCTTAATGCCACAATAGGTGTGCATGGACTAGGAGCACAACCATTAGATCTTGCAAAAGATTTATTGTTCGAAGCATGTGAAATTAAAGGACAAAAAATTGTTATCAAAGGATGCGATCCTGAAAATCTGCGTGAATATTTGGTTACTCCACAAAAAATACATGAGATCAACGGAATGGATGAAATCACTATCGAAAGACTGTTCCCTGAAATCTCTCAATAAATAACTGTATGCCAAGCACATCGATCACTGTACAATCACAAATAGCTGCCGCTGACTCAACTGCGGCCACAGTATCAGAAGCCGTCAAAGCAGATGGATATTATGGCAATGCAGACGGATTACACACAGTGGCATACATTTGCTCTTCAGATTTTGTTGGCACAATAAAAATGCAAGGATCACTTGCCACTGATCCAGACAATGCAACAGACTGGTTTGATATAGATGGAACAACAGCCGGTGATGATTCAACTGTGACAGCCACACAATATATAAATTTTACAGGAAATTTTGTGTGGGTTAGAGCATCAACCAATGTTGTTACTGGATCAGTAACCAAAATACTACTCAACTTTTAGTTTAAGTACATGATGGAAGACATCACATGGCTTCATATCGAACCTACTACAAGATGTAATGCTTGGTGTCCTTTCTGTCCACGTAACGATCATGGTGTTAAACTTGCCGAAGGGTTAGTTCTACAAGATCTACCTGTAGAATGTTTAGAGGAAAGAATAAAACAATTTCCTAATCTTAAAGCAATACAATTTTGTGGAACATTTGGTGATCCATGTGCGGCAAAAAATATTGATGAACTATTAGATTGTGCATTTAGTTTTGATAATATCAAAACAGTACAAATACAAACAAACGGCAGTTTAAGAAAAGCAGAATGGTACGCAGAATTGCCCCAAAGAAGCAAAAATTTAGATTTATTACAAATATGGTTTGCAATAGACGGGACAAAAGAAACCAATCATATCTATAGACAAGGTACATCATGGGATAAAATTATGGAAAATGCCACAGCTTTCATACAAGCTGGAGGAGATGCATTATGGCAATTTATTCCTTTCAAACACAATAAACACGAAATTTTAGATGCATTTGGAATCAGTCAACGTATGGGATTTTCGCAATTTAGATTATTTGAAAATGACAGACCAAAACGTGGAGGCAAACATTATCGAACTGGAGAACCTTTGAATATAAGACCTTGGTATCGCGACGGAAAAGAACCACCTGAACACTTATTCGTTGATCAACTTTCATCATGGGGCAACACCTACAACGAACGTGGCGAAAAATTTGTTAACACTGGCACAACTAACACTCATGTTAAAGATTCTAATTGTCAACATTTGAGAGAACGCAGTGTTTATCTTGATGCAAAAAATAATCTGTATCCTTGTTGTTTTTTATGGTGGGCAAATTGCAGTTACGAAAATACACACATCAATATTAAACAAGAATTCGAACAAAAAAGTTATAGGAATTATTGTTTGTCATTTTGCGGATCCCAATAACCAATCAACCATAATTACTTGCATGGGAAACAAAGCAGGAAAGATTTGGGGGAACACAGAATTAGTGCATGCCAATGGTGTGCATGAGTTTCATCGAATAGAATACAAAAAAGGTGGCGTTTGTTCTAAACACAAACATGAATTCAAATGGAATGGTTTCTTTGTTGAGTCAGGAGAAATGATCATAAGAGTTTGGCAAAATGACTATGACCTTGTAGACGAAACTGTCCTTAAACCAGGTGATTTTTGTCAAGTCAAACCAGGTGTATATCATCAATTTGAAGGAGTGAAAGATGGTGTGGCATTTGAATTGTATTGGGCAGAATTCAATCACAGCGATATCAAACGTGAAACTGTTGGTTTCAACAAATAATTTGACATTTATCTCTAATCCTATATAATAATGGTATGGAACAAATATCTTTATATTGCACAGACAAAGACAAGTATGTGACCGCTGGCATAGTTGTAGAATCACAAAATAAAATTGTTACAGTAGTAAAGCCTGGAGATATCAGAATAGAGTTAAAATTGCTCAAACCTGGTGTGTTTGTAGGAAATTTGCACGGCATGGAATTTGTATATGATAAAAATAGGGGTTAAAGCCAAACATGTTTGGCATGATCATCCTTTAACTGTTTCTGTTTTCATTGGTGATAATCAAATATTTTCAGACGATTCAGGCAAAGACATTGATTTTACCAGCGACATTGAACTAGAAGATGGCCAGCACGAGTTCAAATTTATAGTTTCTAATAAAACATTTGCCAATGTTGTACAAGAAGATAATGTTACAATAAAGGATTCCTACATTGTTATTGATAAAATTAAGTTAGATGACGTTGATTTGACCCAGATATTGAATTATGAGGCCAAATTTTACCCAGATCATCCTTCACCCAAAGCACCTGTATTAGAAAAAATAAAGGAATTGGGTTATAACGGTGAGTATCGATTCACATTTACTGCTCCTGTGTACGAATGGTTGATTGAAAAATTATTCTAATAAATATCTGTATGCACGATGAATCATTAGGTTTAGCAATTACACAGTCTATTTTCGACAACGAAGACATGTACAGGCGAATGTATGTGCCATCATTTTATTATATGCGTAAAAATCCAAACGATCATGGCAGAGTCATGGAATTGGTGGATCATGCCTGCAAGAAATTTAGCGAAACAAACAACATTCCATACGAAGTAATCAGTCCAGACGTAAAGAAGATGATTGCTGTTGAAATGTACAAAGAAATGATGAGTGATGAGATTACTAGAAATCCTAGAAAAGGACAATAATCCTGCTGTATTCACGTTTGGTCGGTTTAATCCGCCCACAATAGGTCACGGCAAACTGCTAGACAAAGTTGCATCTATAGGACTGCCATACTATGTGTTTGTGTCACACACTACAGACAAAAAAAAGAATCCATTAGATTATGATACAAAAATTTCTTTCATGAAAAGAGGGTTCGGTCAACACACAAACGAAATTGTGCAGGATGAAGGTGTAAGAACAATCATACAAGTGATGCAATACTTAGAACAACGTGGCCACAACGCAGTCACAATGGTTGCAGGTTCAGACAGAGTGAATTCATTTAATGACCTATTGCAAAAATACAATGGACAAGAATATAATTTTGAAGAAATAAAAGTTGTATCAGCAGGAGACAGAGATCCTGATTCAGATGGAGCCACAGGAGCATCAGCATCAAAGGCACGTGAAGCGGCTGCCAAAGGTGATGCTGGAGCATTTGCACAGATTGTTAAAGGTGATTCAGGACTTGTTGATGACATGTACAATGCTGTGAGACTGGGCATGGGTGTGAAAGAAACAGCAGGTGTGGGAATTGTCACAAAACAAAACACCACCAAAGATGTTGGACCAGGCACACTTAAAAAAATGATGAAGAAGTTGAAACTAGCATAATGTTGTTGTTTGAAATCGACAGCACTAAACCTATTCTATATGTAGACCTTGACGGTGTACTAGCAGACTTCTTTACCCCATTCAATAAAATGGCAGGTGTTGCCAAATGGAATCAAGCAGACAAAGACACACTACAAAGGACATTGAAACAAATTGCACAGGTTGATGACTTTTGGCCCAACTTGGGTGTGCTACCAGATGCAAACAAACTGTTATCAGGCATACAAAACATTGTAGGTGAATTTGTAGTGCTATCAAAAGCACTGTCAGGAGATCCTAGAGCAGAAAAACAAAAGAGGGCATGGGTACAAGCAAACCTATCCATACAACCTGTAGACACAATCATAATGTCTCCCACAGCAAACAAAGGCATATATGCCAAACAATCAGATGGCACTCCTAATGTGCTCATCGATGATTTTGGTGTAAATATAAAAAATTGGATGGCTGCCGGTGGTACTGCTATCAAACACAAAGACGGCAGAGCAGATGCAACTTTGGAACAATTGAGAGACATATATGAGAATTAATGAAATAAACTTATTTGAGAAGCCTGTTGATGTCCAGCAGTTGGCTAAATCTGTTTCTGCGTTAGATCCAAAAACACAAAAAAAAGTTATTGCTAGAGTAGCTAATGCATTAGAACTTGCCCAAGAAGAAAATCCAACTAGATCAGCATTGAACACACTTAAAAAAGTAGATGATCCTGACATGTTAAAAGGATATTACAAGGCGGCGGCAAAAATGCTTGTTGGAAATAGTGTTCCACCAGAAGAAATTAATAAACTTGTTCAAGCAATTAATAAAGATCAATGTATTTTGTTAGGTGAACTCAAGAAGCCATTTAATACATTAGACAAAATTATTCCATTGTATGCTAGAGGTTCAATGGAACTTAAAAAGTATTTTACAGATATGATTATGTATCAACCAGGACAAGGTCTTGGCCCTGGAGAGATACTTTTTGCTATACACAGCAGAGAATTATCTAAAAAAGGTAAAGGTGACTTGACTATTGTGCCTGATGGCGATTTAATTGAAGTAAAAGGTGGAGCTTCTGCTGGAAGATTTACTGACAGAGATTTCGGAGTATCTCCTGAAACTATCAACATAGCAAGAGATTTTGAAAAGAAATTTGGAAAAATTATTCCATATCAAGGTTCAACAGGTTCAAATTATGCTGAGATTATAAAAGCACTACAGGACCCAGCAAATGAAAAATTTTCAGCAGATATACTTGGCTTCCTTCAAAGATCCTTGCAAAGTTACTTTGGTGACTCCAAGTACATACCAAAGATAATGGCACAAGTTCAGAGAGGAAATGAAAAAGCTACAAGGCAACTTCATGCATATGCTAACATGGAAGCATACTTTGGTACTAAAGGCGGTGCAAAAGAAGGTATATTGTTTATACAAACAAGAAGTCAACCTCCAGTTACTGCTTATGCAGACTCAGTAGAAAGTCTGAAAAAAGGTGCGGATCTTACTGTAAGCACCATTTATCCTATATCACACGCGGCGGCAGGGCCATTCCCTAAAATTGGTGCAGTGCCAAACTCGTAATAAATAAACATATGTCAAAAGAGCAATACATATCCATGATGCGTAAGTCTTTAAACGCAGTAAATGTGTTATCACAGCCTCAAACTTACGAAGACAAGATTCAACAAGAGATTGAAGAAGGTAAAGTAAAAGCAATGATGATGGACATGGAAGACGATGCGGCAGACATGAGCAAAGAAGAATTTATCAAAAAACACGGTGAATCTAACGTTTCTATTTGGTTTAAAGTTCAAAAAGAAAAAGCCGAACTAGGAATAGAATCAGCACAACAAGGAGAATCCACAATGAGTGAGAGCAAAAGAATAGATCAAATTGCTGGACTGGAAGCACAGTTGGCTGATCTAAAAGTACAAGAAAGACAAGATGCAATGATGGACGATGAGTCATTCAGAAAAGCATTTATAGAAGGAATGTCAGCATGGGCGGCAGAAGCAGATGCTTCTACACTAGTTGACGTTTACAACAAATTTTCAAATGAATCTAAAGTACAAATGGAAGATGATCAATTCCTTTTGATCACAAAAGAGAACGCACAAGTAATTCAAGATGCCAACGACCAAGCACCAGAAGGTGATGAAGAAGTTGTTGCTGATGACGAAGAACTTCAAGATGACATGCACAAGAAAATGAAAAAGAAAAAGAAAATGGAAGACGACGATGAGTCTGAAGAAGTTGAAGAGTCAAGAAAAGAAAGAATTAGCGAAGGTATTTCAATTCAAACTGATTCTTTAGAAGATCAAATCGCACTAATGACAATATTAAAAAATGCAGGTATTGATCCTGCAATGATGAAACCAATGGGACAACCATCAATGGATATGCCTACACCAGGTATGGATGCACCAGAAGGGCCAATGCCTGATATGGATCAAGAGCCAGAAGCAGAAGCATATTCAAATGAGCCTGATGAAAAATTTCATGATCAATCAGATTTTGAATTAAAAAGAAATACAGTGAGCAACAAAGACATGGGTCCATCAGCGGCTACAAGAGGTGACAATCCACTTCCAGAAGCAAAAGCAAAACCAGACTATATTGATTTAGATGGTGATGGTGACAAAAAAGAACCAATGAAAAAAGCGGCCAAAGACAAAAAAACAAAAGGCATGAAAAAAGAAGATGCTGACACTGATGAACTAATTGCGGAATTAAACAAGCAATATGAATTAATGTTAATTGGTGGTGTACAAGAATCACTAGGTTTAACTGCTTCAGCAAAAATTATCGCTGACGAAACATTATACGATGGCACAAGATTTGTTGTTGCTAATGTGATCGAAAAAGGCGACGATGGATTAGTTGCAGAAGATGGTTCATGGGAAGGCACACCAACAGCATACTCAGTTGCTTATCATGTAGTAGAAGGCAAAATTACAGGACAACTTGGTGCTGGAGAAGTTCCTTATCTATCAAAAGACGGCAACGGAACATATCCACTCAAACACAAATTAAATTCTTTGAATCTAGATCAACCAAACTTTTTTGAAGATCAAGTAACAGCAATTGATTCAATCAAGGCTATGTACGAAGAACTAGGCGCTGATATGTTTGGTTCAGTATCAAATGAATTTGGAAATTGTGAGGTAGTACGCAGTGAGTAAAGAAGGAACTTTTTTAAAAGACTTGGCAAACAAACTTGATGGTTTAGGAGCATCCACAACTGATGCACAAGCGGGCAGAATAATGAATGCTATTCAAGACAAAGAAGAAGTGTTTGTAAAAATTGAAGAAGAAATTGACACTGTTAAGAACCATATTGAAGAGTCATTAAAAACAATGGGTGCAGAATTTGATCCTGCAGATGATTCATTCACGTTCAACGGCAAGCGATACACAATATCTTTATCACAAACAGGAGAATAATATGTCAGACAAATGGCACGAGATGTTAGATCATCTAGTTAATAAAAATGAAGACAAAGCCAAAGAGGCTTTCCAAGACATAATCAATGTTGAAAAAGACACATTCATGGCTCAGGACGCAGTAGAGCCTGAAGTTGTTGAAGCACCGGAAACTACTGCTGAAACTCCTGTTGAAGAAGTTCCAGCGGAATAATTATTTTTTAAGAAAATCTTCTATACTGATTCTGCCACTGGCATATTGCCATGTGCCATCTGTATTGTAATGATCTGGAAACTTACCAGTCTTTTTATATTCTCTAAGTGTTTTTTGTAGTTCTGTACCTTCAAAATTGTCCATGCCTAAAAACTTATTCAGCACAGCATTTTTAGGATCAAGTTTGTATAGTTCTATTGCTAGATAGTCTATTACTTTCTCGTCCATTGATGTTTTTAAATGTTTACCCATACCACTATTATACTATATTTTGGTAAAGTGTCAACTACAGACCTAATATCATTTTTGCAATAATATTCCGCTGTATTTCGTTAGATCCACCATATATAGATGCTTTTCTAAAGTTAAAATATTGTCCTGATCTGTCAATTGAATGCTCCGGGCCTACAAAAAAGTTTGACCCTGATCTTTCTTGTACCCATGGATTGGCATAATAACCTACGGCTTCCATGGCCAGTTCTGTACATGCTTGTTGTATATCTGTGCCTTTAATTTTGAGTAGTGATGATTCAGCACCCGGGCCTTTTCCGGCCGCTTCTTTAGATAATGATCGTAGTTCAGTATATTCAAGTGCTTTCAATTCAAGTTCAACTTCAGCAATCTTCCTAGCAAAAGCAGGATCTTGTATTAATGGTTCACCATAATTTTTTTCATATGCGGCAATCTCTTTGATTCGTTGTACTGCTTTTTGCGATCTTGCCACTCCTGCTATACCGGATCTTTCATTTGCAAGTAAAAACTTAGCATAGTTCCAACCCATGTTTTCTTCGCCTATTCTATTTTCAACAGGGACTTTGACATTGTCAAACCACGTTTCGTTTACTTCGTGTGTGCCATCCATTAGATAGATAGGACGTACTTCAATACCTGGAGTCTTCATATCAATTAATAAAAACGAAATTCCCTTCTGTGGTTTGTCAGCATCTTTGTTTGTACGCACTAAGCAAAAAATCCAATCGGCATGTTGTGCCAATGTGGTCCAAGTCTTTTGTCCGTTAACAATATAATGTGTGCCATCTTCCGAAAGGTCTGCTGTGGTTTTCAAACTTGCAAGGTCTGACCCAGCTCCAGGTTCTGAATAACCTTGACACCAAAAGTCTTCTCCTGAAAGAATTCCTGGAAGGAATCTGTCTTTTTGTTCCTGAGTGCCGAAGGTGTAAATTACAGGTGCACACATTACAGGGCCAAACGGCATTACAAATTGGCATTCGGCTCTAGCCATTTCTTGTTCAAAGATGTATTTTTGTGTCGCAGTAAATCCTGCTCCGCCATACTGTGTTGGCCATCCTGGTGCTGACCATCCTTTGTGAGCACCTAATATTTTGTGCCAAGCCATAAGTTCTTCTTTGGTTGGCTCTTGACCTATTTTTTTCTTCTCTGCAATTGAATCTTGTAACTCTTGTGGATAGTTGTCTTTAATAAATGATCTTACTTCTTGTTGGAAGTCGAGGTCTTCTTTTGAATATGTTGTGTCCATTTTTTGTTTCCTTTTTTTTCTAATGCTAGTATCCTGTGTATAGGAGCATTTTTGTATGTGCTTGTAATCATCATTCCTCCAACACGCACAGGTTTGATCATGTGTTTATTTTCTGTAATATTTTTATGCCTTTATTTGCTATGTCAGTGCCTGCTACTTCATCATCTTCTTGGTGAAGTTCTTCCATATCAACATACTCTGCATAGGTTGACTTTGTTCTGTCGGTTATAATGTGTGCTTTTAATAATGTTTTTACCAGCACACGGAATATATTATTTTGCTGTCTCATTTCAGTTTTGGCAACTTCATCTCTATCTAATCCTGCTATAAATTCTTGTGCTACCCATTTATGATTCAATCCTACACTTTCGTATATTTCTTTCTTTTCCCATGGATTGACAAGATTAAACAATAAGTTAGTAAACAGTGATTCTGACCAATCTTCTACTTTATGATGTTCTGACTCGGATAGTTTTGGAATAGTTCTATCTGCCCAAATTTTGCCAAACTTATGATGAAATGCCTCATCACTCATTGTGTATTTTAAAAGTGTTTTGAGCAAAGGATCATTTGTATCTTCATGGGCCATTGCAAACGCACCCATGGCTAATCCTTCAATCAGCATCTGCATACCAACAATTTTTTTGTACACCTGATCCGATGAGACAATGCTGTTTAATACCCTTCCAAGTGTTGGTCCAACTCTGTATGGTTTACCCCAACGTGCTTCTATGTATTTTGTAAACCCAAGGACATGTCTTGCTTCTTCTCTAGTTTGATTAGCCGCATATTCCTGTGCTCCTGGATCTTTTAATACATGACAAAGACTAGCACTTAAACTTAATGCTCCTTGTTCTCCATGTAATATCTGTGACAGCACCCATCTAAAACTTTCATTACTAAGTTTAATTTTTTGTTTTTCATTCAGCTTGTCTGCTATGCTTGGAATACGTAGTTCCATGCAAAATACTCTGGGATCGCATATGTGATTATTTTCGGAATCAAATGGAATATCAAAATCTATATATTTTTTATCATTTGGATCCCAAAAATGTTTATGTGTAGCACTAATAATTTTATCAAATGCATCTGAACGTTCTCCATATCTGTCTTCGTCCATCATTGGTATAAAATGTTTAGGATTTGCGGCGTTGTATGCTGGATCTTTTGTCATAGAGTTTTTACCACTCAGTGACATTTGGTAAGTTTTGTTCACTTTGAATGCTTGGTCTTTTACTACAATTTTTGCAAACTCTACTTTTTCTTTTACTGCCATAGTAACTTTATTTACTTTTAAATATAACAATGCAAAACCTTTTTGTCAATGGATGTTCTTTTAACGGCCCACGTAAAAAATGGGGTAAAGAGTGTAAAACATGGGCAGGGAAAGAAATAGCAGATCATTATGGAGCAACCTTGTACAATTTTGCACGTGGAGGTAGAGGCAACAGACGGATTTGTGATACAACCAAGTTGTTTTTTGAATCCAATCCAGAACGCAAAAAAGATACATTTGCTTTAATACAATGGTCATCTCCTGGACGAAGAGACTATCCTACTGATGATGGATACAAACCAATGCAGGGATATTCAACCACTTGGCGTACATGGAGCACACATGAGCAACCCAAGTTTGTGTCAGCACAGCAAGGATGGGATGTAGAGCAAGATCACTCGTTGCTACAACTTACACAGATGTTAGACACACAGAACTATCTAAAAATTAATGATATTCCATATGTGATGTACTTTGGATTGATATCACAAATAAACATAAAATATCCAGATCATCATACACTGTTTAATGCATTAGATCACAGGATGATATTCAATCCGGCAACTAGTCATTACGAATTCTGTCAGTTCTGTAACTTGCAATTGAGTGATCAAGACGAACATCCTTCAGCAGAAGGACACAAACAATGGGCCGAACAATTAATTAAATACATAGATGAAATTATTTGAACTTATAGGCAAGCCAATGCCACACACTGCCAAACCTTTAGGACTTAAAAAAGTTCGTAAGGATGGAAAAATTTACTATCAACCTATCAACAAAGATCCACGCAGAGGAGAAGGCAATCAAGTGAGCAAAATTTTTACACGGGAACAATTACCACAATGGACTGCAAAAAAACTTGCAGTCAGTGATCATAATTTTACAAAAAAAATTGTTAAATTAGACTGGATAAAACCAGTGCAACAAGAAAGAATAGAGTCTTTCAAAGAAGAGCAAACTAACAATATTTTGAATGGTACCTACATGCCTATAGTGGTAGATCGAAAAGGATACATTGTAAATGGTCATCATAGATATGATGCTTTTAAAGAACTAGGCATAAATGAAGTGAAAGTTATAATTGTAGATGAAAACATAGACACATTGGTGGACAATTTTGCTGATGGCAAAAAGAAAGGACGTAAAGGACTTTCAAAAAGAGTTGGCGTGAGTCAAAAAATGAGCATTGCAAAACTTAAAAAGATTGCCAAAACAGCATCAGGTGAACGTAAACGTATGGCTCAGTGGAATCTCAACATGAAGCGAGGCCGTGCTCGTAAAAAATAATTACTAACATGCAAACACAGTTTTTAATATGGGTCGGTGGACAAGAGAATGTTAACCTTAGAATATCCTGTAATGATGTCCTTATAGACGAGATTCCAATAGAGCAAGATGATGATATTATATTATCCAAAGCAGTAGAACATGAAGCTGGAAACTACATGTACACTTTTGCTATGGATTATCAAAATGTCGATGACGAGAACAATAGCACTGATGCATTAATCCTATGGAATATCCTAATAGATGGAAAACCATATGGACACTTTGTTGATAGCTTAGCAACCCCAGACTTAGGTTGGATGAAAAATAACCTTTGGAAAAATGATAAAGGATTGATATTTGCCAGTCAGCCACAAAGTTTACTGTTAACACTGCGAGGTGAACACGTGCTGTTAGATAATCAAACTCCACTTAGATGCGTAAAAGGCTTAGACAAAATTATTTTAGATCCTATGGCAGATCCTATGGCAACGCCTGACGTATCACAAATTAAAAGAACAGGACATGTGTATCAAGATTATGTATTGTGTGCTTTAGTGATTGATAGGAACTTAATAATTAAAGAAATGTCAGAATTAAATGATGATGAGACAAAAAAAATTATGTCGCAACGCATTATCACATCAAAATCAGAATACCTACAGTTTGTAGATGAAGCAATGATGACATATCAAACAAGACAAAGTCTACCTGAATATTATTGGCCATACACACAGAAAGTACAACCTCCGATGCCTGGATCAACTAAAACTGCTGACGTCAGAGCCGGCAAACGTGATATTCCAGAACAATATAAGTAATTGTATGCGAATACATGAAATACTTGAAAACGCTACTGCAGGAGCAACTTCTTCAGGAAACATTGCAACTGTAACCAGTCCACATATAGCTGTAGGCCCTGATAGATTCAAAAAAAGTTATACAGGATCACCAGGTAAGTCAGGAAAAAAAGCACCACGTCTTCCTAAAATTACACAAAAGAAAAAGAAAGATGGTACATTTGTACCAGCACATGAACTGACGGGCAAGTCATTGTTTGGTGGTAATCTAGTCAAAAGATGATAACAATCAAGTCCGCTGTGCCAGCAACACTTAGAATATATCTGGATGATGAACTTTTTATTGATCAAACTCTCCCATGGAGCACAACCAAGTTGACCACTGACACAGAACAGCGTCCAAAAAGAATGCGTATACAAAACATGGGCGATTATGCGTTAAATGCAATGGTGGGTGACAAAAATTTGAACTTTAAGTTCGGAGATTACTCAATCGAGCCTGGTCAATCTGTTAATATAACATAATAAATACTCACATGAGCAGTAGTTTCTTGACACAGTTATTCGATTCCATAGATAAAGCAAAACAGCCTGAGTCTCCCAAGGACAAACTGCTTAATTTCGAAAAAATGATCAGAGATGATGCCAAAGCCAAAGGCTATCAACCACGTACACATCTGGAAAATTTATGCAAACAAAGTGAAACATTTGCAAATTCACCATTGGTGAAAATGTTGCTGGGCGAATATGACAAAACTAAGCCATTGCCAAGACAGCTTAAGGATCCAAAAACTGAAGTGCTTGTGGTTAAAAATGACAAAGTTATTACAATAGATAAAAAAGATCTTGCAAAATACAAAGCGGATGGTTATGAACTTGCTGAAGTGCATGGTGGCACACACACAACCACAGGTAGATCAATGACCAAAGGCGAAGAAAAAGAAAAAGAACGTTTGGTCAAAGGCATGAAGAAAAACAAGTCAGACTTCAAAAAAAGATATGGTAAAGATGCTGATGCTGTTATGTATGCGACTGCCACAAAGAAAGCAATGGAAGGAGCACTTAATGTAGATAGAGATACAATGTCTAACTCAATAGGAGACATGGTTGAAACATATGTAAAACGTGCACCAATAGAAGAGATAAACAAAATACTGCAATTCATTAAAGCAAACAAAAAAGTTTCACCAAGCAAAGATGGTGACAGAGTCATAATGACCACAGAAGACGGACACACAGACACAGATTCAATGCAGGCCAAAACAGCACAGATTGCCAAAGACGCAATTGAATTGTATCAAATGTTTAAAAACAATCCAGGTGATGAAGAAATAATGACTTGGATCACAAACAAGTTAGCCGTTGCGGCAGAAAAAATTTCTTCAGTTAAAGACTATTTGCAAAATCCAACGCAAGACGAAATGACTGAATTCAAGAAAGTTGAAATTAAAGACAAAGAAGATTACATGGCCAAAAAGAAAGAACTGCAAAGATTACAGATGAATCCTGACACAAACAAAAACGAAAAGTTAAAAAAGGAAATTATCAAACGTAAAGCAGACTTGGAAGACGAAGCAAAGAAAATGGGTATGAAAGAAGATGCAAATACACTTAAAAGATTGAAAGACGAAGTTGAAGACTTCATGGGTCAAATTAATAACATGGAATTTGGCGACTTGAATCCAACAAGGCTTGCAGATGAATTGAATGAAATATTGAATGGCACATATGATCCCAGCACTGATCCTGTAAACAATCCTGAAGACAACGATGAAGATTATATCAGAGAGCAAGTTGCCATGGCAATAGAACTTTTGGAAAAAGGTGGGATCATGCCAGCCATGCAGTTGTTGAACAGAGCCATAGGCGATACTCACGGCGTAGAATTTGGCAAAGACTTTCCAAAAGAAGACGAACTAACATTAAGAGACGATGCAGACTTTCATGAAACATTTGGTGTGCTGGCTTATCCAACTGATGAAATATGGGAAGCAGAATACAGAGGACGCAAGGTAAAACTAAACAAGCCAACACGTGGTGATGTTAAAAAATTTAAAGTTTACGTGAAAGATCCTAAGACTGGTAACATAAAAAAAGTAAACTTTGGCCATGGCGGTACATCTGCCAAAAGAAAAACGATGCGTATAAGAAAATCAGATCCTGCAAGACGCAGATCTTTTAGAGCACGGCACAACTGCGACAATCCAGGACCAAAAACAAAAGCAAGATATTGGAGTTGTAGAAATTGGTAAAATTTAACGACATAGCAATCACAGAAGATGAATTCGAAAAGTTGGCAGAAAAGAAAGATGCCTGCTATCACAAAGTAAAATCCAGATACAAAGTTTGGCCTTCAGCATATGCATCAGGAGCATTGGTTAGATGCAGAAAAGTTGGTGCAAAGAACTGGGGCAACAAGACTAAGAAAAAATGAGGTTAGTAGAACTCCAAGAAGGCACTAGATGTTGGAAAGGGTATGAACGCAAAGGTTTCAAAACAATGTTTGGAAAACGTGTGCCGAACTGTGTCAAACGTGAAGACAGATATCTTGTAATAGACAAATTTAATCAAGCAGTTAAACTTTTTGACAACGAAGAAGAAGCTGTGTCATACTTTCATGAAAATTATGATGATCTTAATTCATGCAATTATCATGATGCAATGCATGAAAGCAGTCATTCAGGATTAAGAGCATGGTTTGGCAAAGGCAAAAAAGGTGGAGCAGGTGGTGGTGGATGGGATCGCTACAATACTAAAGGCGAACGTATAGGCAAATGTGGTGACCGAAAAAAAGGCGAAGGCAAACCAAAATGTTTATCCAAAGCAAGAGCGGCATCATTACGAGCATCAGGTGGTAAGAAAGCAATAGCTGCCGCTGTGAGAAGAAAAAGATCAAAAGACAAAAATCCTAACAGAAAAGGCAAAGCAATCAACGTTGCCAACAAGCCTCGAAAAAAGAAATAATTAACAGTGTATGATAAAAGTAAGGTCGATGACCCACTACATCACCCACCATTGCACTTTGAATTGCATTCATTGTAATACTTTTAACAATTTTAATTTTAAAGGATCGGTTGACTGGTTAGCTGAAAGAGACAACTATAAAAAATGGTCTGAAAAAGTGACAACAGATAATATAGGTGTATTGGGCGGAGAACCATTGTTGCATCCAAATTTAGAGCAAATTTTAAGAGATATACATGATTGGCATCGTCCCATTGAGGGCATCTGTCTATCCACAAACGGTACACTGTTAGATAAATTAGTTGCATTAAAAGATGTATTCATCGAAACAAATACCACTTTAAGTATTTCTTTACACTCATTAAGGTGGATGCGTAAATGGCTTACACAATTCAAAAAACATTTTCCAAAATTAAAATTGTCTGTATGTAATGATGATGATTTAGATCTCGAAAGGTATACATTCACAGACCCAAGTGGATTAAAAGGAGAGATAGTTGTTTGGACATTTTTTCATGAAGCGACAGTTATGGAAGACAATGGCAGATTTACTGTGCATGACTCAGATATGAACAAAGCTCACGAAGCTTGTGATTCAAAGGAATGTCATTCCATATACAAAAACAAATTATATAAATGCAGAATCGCGGCACTTATAAAAGAATTTGTTACCCAAAATGAGTCTAACTTTACTCTAACAACAAAACAAAGGCAACTAATAGATCAAGAATATGGAATTGCATTGGATGAAATGGATTCGAATACAAATGAAAAAATAAAGGAACCTTTATCTTTGTGTGCTATTTGTCCAGAAAACTTCGACAAATATGCTAATCTGTCGACTTTTTTCGATGCAAAAATTAGAAAGCAAAAAAATAAAGTTGTCCCTCGGTATGGCACAGGACATTCAAAGCCAATCCCTATACGCAGTTAAAAAATAAGTACGTATAATGGCTTACTTGAATCACAATCTTCCACCCTTTACATGTTTAATTAGAGATGAATACATGTATGATCACAAAAAAGGTCATGGTAATTTTTCTGTTGCGGAAGTTCACTCTGTGGCGTCAATGGAACATAAAGTTCCTTTGTTCGAAGCATTAATGGAAAATGGAGTCAACTGGACACGCAGACCTATCATGGCATTCTGTTGGAAAGAAGATGCTCCTGTGCATCCAATTGAGATGCATCATTATTGGAACTGCTTTTCTCCCTACATCGACGTTAATGTAAGGCATAGACTTACAAAACGTAGAGCAGAACTTATTGATTTAAATGGTGGCAGACATTGGGGCGAATATATGTTTACGTTAGATTGGTCATGGGAAAATCATGCTGGCAATTTGGATTGTAACTTCGCTGAAGATCCAGAACACAAATGCGGGCATACATTTAAGATGGATGATGGAAACTTTTTCATTTATCCAAACAACAGAATTGTATGGACTGATGACGCTTACATCACAAAAAGATTAACACGTAATCCAGGGTACAAAATTGATCAGAGTGTTTACACAGTTGAAAACAAACGCACAGGTGGAACATCAGATGATTACATGACAGAGTTTGGTGCTCAAGGTTCTAGTTACAGAGATACAAGTAAATACAAAGATGAAGATAAGTGAACTAGTAAATTATCCCAAGCAAATCGAAAAGCCACAATCTCCTGGTAGTAGAGGCATGCGACAACATAAAAAGTCTCCTAACCGGAGATATTTTGACCTTAAAAACCAAAAGAAAACATTAGACAAATAAATTTTGTAATTGTATAATAAACTTTTCAAAAGGAGATTATTATGGCGATAGCTAACTTTAGTTCTGATGATCAAGTAAAGATCAAGCAGATTATACAACAAGGCACAAATGTAAAACAAGAAGTGCAAGATCTGAATGAAGGTTTGCGTGACACAGTGAAATCAGTTGCACTAGAACTTAACATTAAACCAGCTGTGCTGATGAAAGCAATCAATGTAAGATTCAAAGACAGTGCGGCCGCTGAACGTGAAGATTTTGAGGACCTAGAGGTATTACTAGATATAGCAAAATGAAGTTAGACACTTTTCTTAAGTGGACTGCTACCACAGTATTAATTGTAGGCACAGGCATTAATGCTTTTGGTATCTACCCATTAGGTGCTATCATACTGGCATTAGGAGGTCTTATATGGCTGGCAGTTTCCTGCATGTGGCGTGAACCATCCTTAATTGTTACTAATGGTGTTTTATTCCTTGTAGGCACAGGAGGGATTGTGTTAAACTACATTACATGAGTTACGTAGACGCACTATTTGATAGAGATGCAGACAAAATATCAGTTGTAGAACGTATTGATGGTGTGCGGCATTTCAAAGAGTATCCAGCACGTTGGGTGGCATATTATGACGATCCAAAAGGCAAATACAAAAGCATATATGGTAATCCTGTCAGTAGAATTGCAACCAAACAAGGCAAAGAATTCAAACGTGAACTTGCATATCACAATGGCAAAAAATTGTATGAGTCTGATATTAATCCAATATTTCGTTGTTTAGAAGAAAACTATCTTGGCAAAGAGACGCCAAAGTTACAGTGTGCATTTTTTGATA